ACTTGATTTATTTTATGACAAACTGCCTCAGTATATAATTACTTGGGACTTTAGACTTAATGATGAGAGACGAACCTATAATGTTTACGATGACTGGAATGGTCTTACCATTGCAAGGTTCTTTGAAAACGAAGACTACTATAAAGACTTTTGGAATCGCCGAAATGATTGGTATGAAGATCACGAAATAAAATATTTCCAAGGCACACATCAATCCGCTGCTGTTTATATTAAGAATGTATTAGGTCAGAGGTATCGATATGTTTGAAGCCTTTATTGTAACGATGTGGTTTGAGATTGATGGTCATCTATTTAAAAAAAAATACAATAAGATATCCCACAACTGTCAACAAACAGTTAACCAACTACGAGATAAATTTGATGAGCTGCCGATAGATTTAGTAGCAATTAAATGTGATACATCTAAAACTTATAATGCTAGAAAGGAGTATTTCAATGGCAAAAGGTAACGGACAAGACATACACGACGACAAGATTCTTACTGATGTAGAGATGGTCTATGCATTGGCTAAGATTAAACACTTCAAAGATGTGGTACAAACAATATCAATTAAAAGATATTCTCAGGAAGAATACTTTGATGTTGTCGAAGCTGTCTTCGAAGATATATTTAACCCACTAACTGATAAGGAGAAACAATAATGAGTGGTTCAGAACTAAGACTAAGCGATCTAAAACGAAACTTAAAACCAATAGTCGATGAGCTATTGAATAGTGTAACTAACAAACCAGAGGACATAGAATATTTAATTGACTATGCACTAAAAGAATTACTCTATCCAAAGAAACGAACGGCTAAGGATAGGATTATACACAACTGGAAATATCATTTGAAATCTGAGGTTGTTGATCCAGAGGATGTACCTTTTAAAAGTGAATTTAAAAACTCACACACAGTTAAGATCACCGACGATCGACCTTGCGATACAGAGCCGTCGGATAATCTCATCAAGGTAGACTTCAGTCCAGATAAGTAATGAGAAACTGTAAGCGAATAGGGTGTGACAATCTGGTCACATCCTCAAGGAATAAGTATTGCTCTATGACTTGTAGTGCTGTAGTTAATAACACTAAGTTTCCTAAACGAAAACGAAAAGACTATGGTCACTATCGATGTGCCTATTGTAATAAGAGACACACCAAGAGAAGTAATACTATGAACAAGTATTGTGATAATGTCTGCCAACAACGACATCGCAAACACATTCGCAATGAAAAGATAGAACGAGATGAGCATATGGGCAAAGCTGTCGGTAAGAAAAGACAGATCATATCTTATCTTAAAGATATTAACCAATGGTATTGTCACCAGTGTGGGGCGCTGGCAGAAGAGTCGCCAATGGAATTTCATCACATCGATGGGAACCGGCACAACAATCGTCTGTCAAACTCGATGGTGCTATGCCGTAATTGTCACGGGAGAACACAAAACTTCAAAGGGAAAAATAAAGGATGCAGCCACTATATATAGTTACCTATAGTTCCTATAGTTATATATAGATACCTATAGTTATCTATAGATACCTATAGTTATAAAGAGATAATTATAGTTATTATTAGATCCCTATAGAACTAGCATTAGACTAACACTAGACTATATATAGTCCCCCTCTGTATATGGGGATAGGCTATCATTGATTTCGAAATCTGGCAACCCCTTGACAAAAATAATTAGAGGATGTATTTATAGGGCAAGACCCGCAAAAAGGAGACGACATATGATAACTAATAATCCTAACCCATTCGTAAGGCACACAACTTGTGATAAGTGTGGATCATCCGATGCCAATGCTTTGTATGCGGACGGCTCACGATACTGCTTCTCGTGCCGAACCTACACTGAACCTCCCAAGGACAAGACCCGACTTGAGGAACTGCTCGGAGATGACACAAAAATTCAAGGCTCGGCGCCGAAGATTATACCACTCGGTATTAGTAAACCTATTACTGAAAGAAAGATAAGCCAAAAGACTTGTGAGTTCTTTGGTGTAACTACAACTAACAGTGATAAACCAAATATATATAAACACCACTACCCATACTATGATAGTGAAGGTAACCACGTTGCAACAAAGCTCAGAAGAGTAGCCGATAAATCATTTAGTGTAGAGGGTAAGACCGGTAAAGCTTTATTGTTTGGTCAACATCTATTTAGTTCTAACAATTTAAAAACAATAACAATATGTGAGGGAGAGATCGATGCCTTGTCTGTATTTGAAATGTTTGCACCGAACTCTTATCCAGTTGTTAGTGTTAGAACTGGTGCAGCTGGAGCCGTTACCGATTGTAAAAAACAATATGAGTTTATAAATAGTTTTGAAAAGATATATCTATGCTTTGATAATGATGAGCCTGGACGAGAGGCAAGCAGAAGAGTCGCTGAACTATTTCCTCCAAAGAAAGTACATATCGTCAATCTTAATCTTAAAGATGCTAATGATTATCTTATGCAAGATAAACAAAAAGAATTTAAAGATAGATACTATGCTGCACAAACATATACACCAGAGGGTATCATACTTGGTGAACATACTTGGGATCTTATTGCTAATGAAAAGGTAATAGAATCAATACCTTATCCGTGGGAGGGTATGAATAGTATGACTTATGGTATGAGACTTGGTGAGTTATGTACCTATACTGCGGGGTCAGGCATAGGTAAGTCTAGTGTAATGAGAGAACTAGCTTACCATATAATAAAGAACAGTAGTCATTCAGTTGGTTGTTTATTCCTAGAGGAATCTATTGAACGAACAACCAAAGGTATTATGTCTGTGCACGCAAACAAACCACTACACCTACCATTTTGCGAATCAACTATGGAAGAGAAACGTACAGCTTGGGAGGCTACCCTCGGTACAAACAAGATAAGAATGTGGGATCACTTTGGTTCTACTGACATAGATAACATCATATCTAAAGTCCAGTACCTAGCTAGTGGATTAGATTGTAAGTTTATTATACTTGATCACTTGACTATGATTGTGTCGGCTATGACCGGGGACAATGAGAGGAGAGCAATCGATAGTATAATGACAAGACTTAGAACTCTAGTCCAGGAACAGAACATACACCTGATGTTGGTGTCTCATTTAAGTAGACGAGCCAGCTCAGACAGCGGACACGAAGAAGGTGCGATAGTTAGTCTGTCTCAACTCAGAGGTTCCCACGGTATTGCACAGCTCTCTGACTTTTGTTTCTCGTTGGAGAGAAACGGACAGGCAGAAGATATGCAGAAGAGAAACCAAACTACAGTTCGTATATTAAAGAACAGATTTAGTGGAGAGACTGGACCGTGTTGTTGGTTACAATGGCACAAAGATACTGGTCGCTTGACTGAAATATCTAATCCAAAATCAAAAGACAGTGACGACTTCAAGGAGGTGAGCGATGGATTCAAAGTTTGACACAGTAGTTTTAGACATAGAAACAGATAGCCTTGATGCTACTAAGATACATTGTATATGTATTCAAGACTATGCAACTGGAGAACAGAAAGACTTCATACAAGAACAAGGATGTGAAGAGTTCAAAGAGTTTCACAACCACGAACGTAAGTATATTATGCATAATGGTATAAGCTTTGATGGTCCAGTGTTAGAGCGATTACTAGGTATCACAATACCTCTGGAAAATATTATTGATACACTGATCATATCGCAGATGATCAATGCACATATAGATGGTGGTCACAGTTTAAAATCTTGGGGTAAGAAATTAACACGAGGTGGTAAGCTAGAGTTTAAAGACTTCGATGAATACTCAGAAGAGATGTTGAAGTATTGTCAACAAGATGTGAATGTCACTCGTAAATTAATGCAACATCTAGCACCAAAGATAACTAGGTTTAGTGTAGAGAGTGTACGTATGGAGCATAGGATTAGAAGGATCATAGATCAACAAGAGAAGAATGGATTCTATTTAAATGTAAACAAGGCCCACGATTTATTAGAAGAGTTGAAGACAAAGTCAGAAGATTTAAACAGAGATCTGCAAACTATATTTCCAACGATATATACACCACGATTTCATAAGACCACAGGTAAACCATTAAAAGATCACGTCGATGAGTTCAACCCTAGTTCTCGTAAACAAATCGCTGAACGATTACAAAAGAAATATAACTGGGTGCCAACTAAAACTACACCAACTGGTTTGCCAGTTATTGATGAGAAAGTTTTAAAAGAGTTAGAGTATCCAGAAGCTAAAATGATTGCAGAGTATTTGTTGTACGAGAAACGTGTATCACAAATACAATCGTGGTTAAAGAATGTTAAGGATGACAATCGAGTACACGGAAGAGTTATCACCCTTGGTTGTGTCACCTCTCGTATGAGTCACTACGGTCCTAATATGGCGCAAGTACCGGCAAGTTATTCTCCCTATGGAAAAGAGTGCCGGTCACTGTGGACCATAGAGAATCCAGACAAGTATTGTTTAGTTGGTTCTGATGCTAGTGGGTTAGAGTTACGTTGCTTTGCTCACTATCTACAGAACCCTAAGTTTACAGAGCAAGTTGTTGACGGAGACATACATACCTACAACCAAAACATCATAGGGTTAAAGGATAGACCAACAGCAAAGACTTGGGTGTATGCATTTATCTATGGAGCTGGAGATGCCAAGCTTGGTCAGATAGTCGGTGGCAATACAGAGGCAGGACTCGCTAGTCGTAAACGATTTATAAATAAAGTTAAAGGTATGAAGACACTGACAAACAATCTAATTAATTTATTACAACAACGAAAGCGCAAGTATGGTGAGTACCAATTGGTTGCGCTTGATAAAAGAATTCTACTTGCACGATCTATCCACTCCAGTTTGAATACACTCATTCAAGGAGCGGGTGCAATTATATGTAAGCAATGGCTACTCAATATAATTGACGAGGTCGACAAGCAGAACGTGGATGCCAAGCCAGTGGCTAACGTCCACGATGAGGTACAGTTTGAAGTCCGTAAGGAACAAGCTGTAGATTTTGGTAACATAACAAAGGAGGCAATGAAACGTGTAGAAAAACAATTTGACTTACGATGTCCACTAGATAGTGAGTATTCGATCGGCACGACTTGGAAAGAAACTCACTGATTGTTGACACCATTAACAGTATGGTATACTGTCG